AGAGATATTCGACCACAAGTATGTGTATGAAACCATCGGCTACAATTTGAAGCCAATTGAATTGCAATGCTCAATGGGACTGGCACAGCTTGATAAAGTTCCTGAAATCATTGCCAAGCGTAAAGCAAATCATACCCGTCTAATGGAAATCTTCACACCATATGAAGAATACTTTCACTTCCATAAAGCGACCCCGAACTCCGACCCCGCTTGGTTTGCATTCCCGATAACAGTAAGGACCGGAGCACCTTTCAAAAGGTCTCAATTCACACGGTATATGGAAGACCATAAGATTCAAACCCGAAACTATTTCGGTGGTAATCTCTTGCTTCAACCTGCCTATCAAAACATAGAATGGGAGATGGCTCCTCGGACTTACCCCGGTGTCTATGTTCATGAGCCACCATCCGCTAAAGACTTTTTCCCCGTGGCAACCAAAGTTACAACCGATACTCTCTTCTTGGGAACAAGCCCCGTTATTACATCCGAACAGTTGGACTACGTTGAAGAGACAGTCCAAAACTTCTTTAAACAATATGGCAATCTTCCGCATACAGCATAACGACTTCGAAAAAACGTTCACTTCCGAAAAGATAGACACACTTGAAACCAACGAGTGGGAAAATGCTTCCCGCCTTGCCGAGCAAGGATGGGATAATCGGTATGACTACGAAGCCCAACTCATACGGGAAGTTATCTCCGAAAACAAGGTCAAGACCATTTTGGAAATTGGGTCAGGCCCGGGCGTGTTGAGCCAAAAGATTCAACGGCTTCTTCCCGACAAAGTGACCTACCATTTGGTGGATAAACCATTTGCCGAGAAATACTTTAAGGAACATAATTTCGAAGGGCAGTTCTTCGTCAAGGACATTTCTATGGATATGGACCCCGAAGGGTTACTACCCAAGTATGACCTGATTATCATCAATGATACCTTGGAGCATTTGATTGCTCCCTCAAACGTTGTGAAGCGTATGCGTGACCTTATGGGACCGGAATCAACATTGTTTGTAAGCGTCCCGAATTGGCGTATGGCCCACCAATTCCTATACCGTGGATTGTGGGACTATGACAATTTCATCTATTTCATGTATATCCACGGATTTGAAATGGAATCCGTCTATCCGTCCTGTCTCCAAACCCCTGACTATCCCAAAACCGATACCGAGGAAAGTATGCCCGACGAACTCCGTCGAAGCTGGAATTGGTATTTTGTAATGAAAAAGAAAAAAGTATGAATAACGAAGACTTTCTCAATGACGTAAAATTTGGACTTATGGCTGTGACAGGGTATGACCCCGAAAAGACAAAGCTCGCCATTCTCCATTTCTGTGGGTATCCAATGCCTCCTACCGAGGCCGATAAAAAGATGCTTGAAGTCGAGCTAAATACTGACCCCGAATTTGGATTGGTAGATCGTATTAACAAGGACGTTTTCGTCATTGAAGCCCCCGAGGACATCGTGAAACTTTTCAAGACCCCCAACGAAAATCATATGGTAAGGATTGACTAATATAAATTCTACTTTTCTACTTTTCTACTTTTCTACCATATTTATTGTTATGAGCAAAACATTAAAAATATCCGAAACGACTCATCAAAAACTCAAAGTTTATTGTGCTAAACAGAAAGTAAAAATGGGAAAATGGGTAGAAGAATGCTTGCTCAAAAACATGAAAGAGCCTAAAAATGAATAGTGGAATATACAGTATTACAAACTCTACAAACGGAAAAGTATATTATGGTTCGACTAATAACTTCAAAACAAGATTTAAAAACCATTTGAATGAACTGAGAAAAAACAGACATAAAAATGCACATCTCCAGCGAGCGTGGAACAAATATGGAGAGAAAAATTTCACATTACAAATTGAAGAAGAAGTCATACCATCTCTCCTCGAATTTGTTGAACAAAACTATTTGAGATGGTGTAAATTATTTCCGCATTGGTCTTACAACGTATCCTATGATGCATTAGAACCAAACCGTGGAATTCGCAGGTCAACAGAAACTCGGAAGAAAATGGGAGATGCTAAACGAGGAAAAAACCATCCTTATTTTGGAACACAACTTCCATTCGAAACTCGCCAGAAAATCAGTTGTTCATTAAAGGGAAGAATATTTTCTAAAGAAACATTGGAAAAAAAGAGTAAATCTATGCTCGGAGAAAAAAACCATAGATTTGGAAAACATCTTTCCGTTGGCGAAAAGGAAAATTTAAGTCGAAAACTCCGAGGCAAAAAACGGTCTAACGAATTCATTTCTAAAATGAAAATTCTCCAAGGCGGGGAAAATCATTCCCAATATGACCATACTCTTTATGTCTTCTATCACCCATCATATGGAGTTGAAAAACTGACACAATATCACCTAAGAAAAAAGTACAACCTAAATCAAGGAAATCTTAGCCAATTGATAAAAGAAAATGTACCATCTGTCTGTGGATGGAGATTATTGTATGAATAATAAAAAAATATGCATTATAACTGGATGTGCCGGGTTTATTGGTAGTCATTTAACCGAGACCTGTTTAAACATGGGATGGTACGTTTATGGAATAGACAAACTTTCATATTGTTCTTTTCCAGAATTGATGACCTATTTTTTGGAAAAATACCCGAACAATTTTAAATTTGTACATAGTGACATCAACAACATTAAACATTTACCAGAAGTAGATATTCTATTTAACATTTGTGCAGAGTCACATGTAGATAATAGCATTGAAAATAGTGATGAATTCATTAAATCAAATGTAAATGGAGTTCATAACTTACTCGAAATTATTAGGCACAAAAAAATACGTCCTCTATTTTATCAAATGTCCACCGATGAAATTTATGGAGACAAATCAAATGGGTCACATACAGAAGAAGATAATTATAATCCAAGTAACCCCTATTCATTTTCCAAAGCAAGTGCAGATTTGTTAGTTAAATCATATAACCGAACCTACGGCATTCAATATAAAATAGGAAGAGCCACTAATACTTATGGCACTCGGCAAAATTCCGAAAAGCTTATCCCTAAAACTTGTAAAAACCTATTAATAGGGAAAAAAATTCCACTACATAATTTGGGTCTTCCAAAACGAACATGGCTAAATGTTAATGATTGCGTTAATGGTATATTAACAATAGTCGAAAAGGGCGAACTCAACAGCGTTTATAACATTGGAGGTAATTGTGAAATTGAAAATTGGAGAATTGTATCAAAAATAGCAAATTTGTTAAACATCAACCCACCCCATGAAAACGAATTTTTTTACATACCAGAATCACCATATCCGCCGCTTATGGAACCAATTCCCGGTGAAATAAAACCTTCTGAAAAGGGGTATTATGTATGGGTCAATTTTCCAACTCCATTAACTAATATGCATAACATCTGTGAATTCTCGTATCATCGTGATGGACAGGATGTCCGGTATAGCCTCAATGACAGCAAACTCCGAGCGACAGGATGGACCAACAAATGCGATATTGACAAAGAGCTACCATCTGTGGTAGCATACTACCGAGACAAATTTGTATGGTAACAAAAGAAGAACTTATAGCGTTCGAGGAAGACATTGCCAAGTGCTTCAATGAAAAGCAAATCCATGCCCCCGTCCATCTTTCAAGTGGAAATGAAGATCATGTGATGAGAGTATTTAAGAACATCAACCCAAATGATTGGGTTTGTGGCGCTTGGAGGAATCATTTTATGTGTCTCCTTAAAGGAGTGCCCCAAGACGACTTAAAACGCCGAATCTTAAATGGTAAGTCAATGGTAATGTGCATTCCCGAATATAGGATTGTTTGTAGTTCCATTGTTGGAGGCATTCCATCCATTGCCGCAGGTATTGCTTGGGCCGAGAAGATAAAAGGCGAAGGAAACCATGTATGGTGTTTTACAGGTGATATGTCAGCCGCTACTGGGGCGTGGAGCGAAGCATACCGATATAGTATGGCCCATGACCTTCCAATCACTTGGATTATTGAAGACAATGGAAAATCTGTAGAAACTCCTACATCCAAAGTTTGGGGAGATATGCACCCATCGAACGCATTTTCAGGTGAAAATGATTTTGAGCTTGAAAATGAAAAACTTATTTATTACAAATACGAGAACACAAAATTTCCTCATGCTGGTGCGGGCTTACGTGTGAGCTTTTAAATATATGGGAGCCTATTATAACGAAATCAAACGGGCAATGACCCTGTTGGCTACGCATCCAAAGGCGATGTTCATAGGTCAAGCGGTAAGGTATGCTGGAACAGGAATGTATGACTCTCTGACACATATTCCCGATGAAAAGAAATATGAGTTCCCCGTTGCTGAAAATCTTCAAATGGGAGTATGTACAGGACTTGCTATTGGAGGATATCTTCCCATCGCTATCTATCCTCGATGGAATTTTCTTCTTTGTGCTGCTGACCAGATTGTCAATCACCTTGATGCGTTGCCAGGGATGTCCAATGGAGAACTTGTCCCGAAAGTTATAATTCGTGTGGCCATCGGTAGCGAATACCCCGTGGACCCTCAGAATCAACACAAGGGAGATTTTACAGCCGCATTTAAGTCAATGTGCCGAAGCATTCATATCATTCGCTTGGATGAAGCTGACCAAATCTACCCCGCTTATGAACACGCTCTCAAAAGTCATTTCAGCACTATCTTAGTTGAAAACGCAGACTTCTGCAAAACCAAATGAAAAACAAAGTTTACAACTCCAAAGAAGAATATTACGCCGACCACGAATGTTGTCCTAAATGTGGAAGTAACCATCTATCATCTACTCTTATAGATTATATCTTCTTTAAAGACCGCCCATTTAAAGAAGAAAACATACGTAAATGCTCATGTGGATGGGAAGGAATAACCCATGATCTAGTAAGAAAATGAAAATCCTTATAACTGGTGGCTCGGGTTACATAGCCAGAAATCTCAAACGATTGCTAATCAATAATGGGGATAAAGTGTCGGCTCCATCACATTCCCAACTTGATTTACTCAACAGTAAAATACTTGAAGAGTATCTTAGCAGAGAACAATTCGATGTGATTATTCATACAGCATCCAATGGCGGAAAACGTGGAGTCATAGATACTTTTGAGAACACATACGTTCCGAACATGTTGATGTATGAAAACCTATGTGCATGCCGTCCAAACCAAACCCCGATTATAACATTTGGGTCGGGAGCGGAATTTGACCGACGACGCCCCGTTCGGAATGAATACGCTTCGTCTATTCTGTTCAACTTCCCACTCGACCCATATGGGTTATCCAAGAATATGATAACCCGCCAAGCAATTACATACGGAAAAAATATATGGGTGTTGCGACTATTTGGATGTTTCAACTACGACGAAGATAACAGCCGATTCATCAAGAGTTGCATCCTCTGTATCAAAGAGAATCGTCCTATAATTATCCACCAACAAAAGACAATGGATTTTTTCTTTTTGGATGACATCATACCAGTGCTAAGACGTATATTCAAAAACATAATGTCACCGGGGTTCGATATGAATCCAACACACGTAAATCTAACATATATTCAAAAGCATGGACTCATTGGAATTGCTCAAATGATAGCATTTCAAATGAAAAATCCACACCACGAAATTATAATTGAGAATCCGGGCATAGGGCCTGAATATACAGGTGATGGCGGAGTATTATCTAGTACGGGGATTCCACTTGTAGGTCTTAACGAAGGTATCCGCCGAACAATAAACGAGTTAATATGAAAATCACATTTTGCATAAACACATCTCGAAATGAAAAAGAATACATCGCATTGCTAATGGAGTCGTTGCTAAATGGAATTGATGTAACTAATCACGAAATACTTATTTTTGTAGATTCGGATAACCAAGAAACTACGGAAATATTAGTCGGGATGAAACCATTATTTCCCAACCTAACTATCGTCAAAAATAACGGAGACCCCGTAGGTTATGCAGGAAATTCAAATTGGATGTTTCATCATGCAAAGACAGATATTATATCCTACTTACAAAGCGATCAAATTGTATGTTTAAATTACGATAAGAAAATATTGGCTCATCTTCGTCCAAACCAAATATTAAGCTCTACCAGATGCGAACCTCCACTACATACGCAATATGATAACCAAGTTACTTATGTTAAAAATTTTGGCTTGGAACCGAACGAATTTCAATATGAAGATTTTCTAAAATTCGCCGAATCTAACAAAAATACAATCAAATTAACGAATTATTTCTTCGCTCCATTTTCGTTTTACAAGGAAACGTGGATTGATTATGATACCATTTTTAAAAAAAGCAGAGAAGATTCGGATATTGCCCTCCGATTCTGTCTTAAAGGAGTAGAACTTAAACAAACGTGGGATGCTATCGTGTATCATTTTTCATGTGTTTCGTCGAGAATGCCGGGATGGTGGAAACAGGAAAACCAACCGAAAGACATAATTCGCCGACAGAATGACCAAATCGAATTGGACCGCTTCATAAAGAAATGGGGAACTTTTATCCACCCATCTAGCCCCAAAGAAGTGGAAGGATTCACCACGCAAAATCCTTCGGCCTTGGACAAAATTGTCGTCAAAAATCCTCCTATTGATGAATCGAAGCTATCCTTCCTGTAATAGTTATTGGTATGATTATTATATGTCTCATTGCCTTAATACTGGTGGTGTGGTTCCGTACCGATGCTTGGCTTGAATATACCCGCCTTTTTCAGGCCAAATGGTTCTACAAAGGCTTCGACGCCAAGCGTAAAGAAGACGTAATGCTAACCTATATTCAATATTTACGTCAGTATCATAATTGCTTTTTCACCCGATTGATTACCTGCCCTGTCTGTCAAGCTGTGTGGTGGGGACTCATCTTTGGAGTCATCACGTCTCCATTTCTGATTCCCGTGTATGCACTATGGGGTCTCATTTTCTTTTTAATCGTTGACAAACTATTGGGATAACATGGTCCTCCGAGAGATCACAGAACTAACTATGGATATACGAAACGTCACACAGTTTGCCAACTTCATTCAGAAGGGTGGTCTAATGGGCCTTGACATGTCATTACAACAGGTTGTAATGTGTATAGAAAAGACCTCCAAAGCGTGCAATTGTTGGAAGGCCGAAGACAAGCGGAAGATGTATGACAACTGCACGCTTATTTATATGAACACAGTCAGGACAGTCGTCCCGAGGTTCAAAAACGATTTCCTATCCAAGACGACCGACCGCCAGATTCAATTTTATCTTGAAAATGGGTCTCTTATAGGGTTAATTTGCCGGTAATCGGCTTGGGAAGCTTGAAGTATTTGGTTTGATTGAGGGCTTCCCAAACAACTTCCTTGAGTTTCTGATTCTTAATCGCCGCAATAGTAGTGGGTTCTTTCTTATTTTCCCATTCCATTTTCACATCAGCCACAGCTTCAACCAACGGGTCTTGCTTGGCCTCTTCCTCGTTCGGAGCGGGGTCATAGACCTTCGTGGCACATTCATCGCTACCATCTTGACCACACTTACGCCATTCGGTCTTCCATCGCTTTATATGGATAACGGAGCCATCCCATTTCTCGTGAATCCATTTAGCCTCATTGGGAAAACGAACGTCGGAAACAAGGGCGACTACATTATCATGGCTTTCACCGTGGGCAAGGTAATCCACGCAAATCCCATTAAGCTGGTTGTCAACCTCATTGACCCAATATAGCCCTCCGTCGCTCTCGTTTCGCCTCTGACAGCCCCAAAAAACAAATAGTGGTCTGACTTTCTCCTTTTCTTCTGCCGACAATTTTGAAATATCAAGATGAAATCCATTTGTCGTAAGCATATGTTGAACTTCATTCTTTAATTTGTCGGCAAATGCTACCCTGAATGGACGATAACCATTTGCCTTTAAGATGTCAATAGCAATTCCTACAAATGTATCTTTTCCAACTTTTGCAAAACCACTTACTGCAATTACTTTCATATATTTTTGATTCCTATGTATTTCTCAAATCGGGATTTGTATTTATCTACAAATCGTATTTCACCGTTGAGATATTTTTCTTTAAGAAGCAATGAGTTCGGTTCTACATCCACGAGTTTGTATTCATAACCCATCTTATTACAAAACTTTTCCGCCGCTTCTTTCTTCGCCGTCACTTCTTTAGTATTCCATAACTTTTTTGGTTTAATTTCTATAAGCCAATGATTATCAACAAAGAAGTCAGGTCTATATGTTCTATCAACACCATTATAATCTTTGTATGGTATCCGAAATCTTTTTTGTTGAGCACTTTCACACAAAATATTATGTATATCTATTTCACTGATATAATATTGAAGTTCTCGGATACTTCTAAAATGTTGTCCGTCATACCAATTTGCCCAACCATTTCCGGCTCCATTAGGAGTAGGCTTACCATACATAGGATTATTCTTTCCACTCGAAGATTTGGACCATTTCCTCTTAACAGCATTCATTTTCGCATCGGCAATTTCTTTCCCATATTTATCAATCCACAACTGATAACAACTCTTCCCACATTGAGCAGCCTTTGCTAATTTAATGGTTCTTCGTGATGTCTCCAATACAATTCCTGTCTGTTTTATGCCTTTATGAATGATAGAAATCTTAGACTTAGTTTCATCTGAATGGGTCTTTCCATAAAACGGATTGTTTGCCCCACAGTAACGACCACTCACCTTATGTTCTTTCGCTACACATTCTCGGCATGGACTATTTTTGAGGATTGATTTTCTACAATCATATTTGTTACTGTAACTCAGAAGTTTCCCGCATTTTGGACAATTTTTTGTGGTATCGTCTTTTTGCAGCGGCATCAACTTGCTGTTTATTTCTGATATAATACTCATGGTTCCACCTTTGCTTTGCTTGTTGGCGGTCTTTCTTGGTCACATACTTCTTGTATCTTCCCATACCTATAAGTATTATACTACTGAATAAAACACTGAAATATTATTCAAACTTTCGCTCTGTTTCCATTCTTCTCAGTGTCATCTCAGGAGTTTCACCATCTCGAACGTCCCATCCACAGCCCGTCGTTCCACCTTTCCAACTCCCTATCCTCTCACCAATTTCTTCATTGAATGTTACCCATATAGACGTTCGTACCATCTTTCTTAATGGCAACCAACGCATAGTCCACACCCACCGTTCTACACATACCGTTGCTTTTCGTTTCTGAACTTCACCTGATTTTCTTGTGTAAGTATAGTCATATATTTTCTCAGTCAATCGTTTGGCTGCTTCTTCTTTCTCCCACCTATCCTTCCACTCTTCTTTTTTGTTTGTATATCGGTCTTCATAATATACTGAATGGTAATCATAGTCCAAGACCTCAGTGGACAGCCACTTATATGTCCACGGCATATCAATATGTTTGTGCCATTTATTCCAACATAACACTAATGTCTCAAAATTCTTCAATGAGGAATACACATAAAATCCATATGACCTTCCATCACTCATATCTCCGCTATTTCTTATTGCACAAATCGTTGTGGGAAGATAAATGTATGCGCTAAACAACAGTGGCTCCACAACCAACAAATCGGTAGATTCGCTGGAACGGTCGGTAAACTTCAGCGACAGGTTCCAATGCTTGGGATGTAATCTCCAATAAAATTCTCCCCATTTATATCGATTATCAAGCCTATGTCCCGTTATTGTTTTCCAAAATTTATTCATTCTTCATCCTTGTCCTTCTCGGCAAACAACTCATCAATCTCTCTCTCATTCAATCCAAAAGATCGGCATATATTGACCAATTCACCTTGCCCTTCTTCGGTTCTCAAGAGAAGATTGATATAATCATTCGCTTCGAATTTTGATACTTTAAATCTTTGAGCCACATACCCCAACAGTTCCTTATTGTGCTTCATCTTCTTGGTCTTGACCCACGGATAGAACCGAAAATCTTTGGGCACCAATGCAATGAGAAGTTGATAGAACTGCGGGGATGGTATTTTGTCAAAAAGCTGATAGAGTTGGGCCACTTCTTCCACGATAGCGGCATCCATCGAAAGTGCCCGTAAAATCATGAAATGACTAAACGTCTTTCGGTCATCTTCCGACAGATTGTTATAGTAATTCGGGTCTTTGACTTGCCGAATCGCTTTAACGTGGTCGAACAGACTCTTTCGCTTGGGGAGCGATTCGTCCTTTGTAGCTTTCTTTTTTGGCATGGAATTCGTTAAACAATTTCTTCAAGGCATTTTGAAGAGTCTCTTCGTTCTTCTTTACAGTATCAAACCAACCAATCATTATTGCTTGATTCTCCTCTATCTTCTGTATCTTAATGCTGAGGGCGTAAACTACCCACCCCAATAGAATGAGTTCGAGAAACAATACGATTATGACAAATGCAATCATGGGTCTTTTGGCTTCACGAAATCATCGGGCTTCTTTGGTTTCTTCCACGGTTTGAAATCTTTGTTGTAAGTCTTACCGTGGGCTTTGGGCTTAAACTGCTTATCTCTTCGATACGTACGTCCCATAATTTATGTATTGTTTCAAATCTCCTATTCGGATAACTTTCGTAGAAGAGTCAACTAAAAGTTTTTCTCTGCTTTCTCGTTCCGATGCAGTTGCAGATTTATCCCAAAACAGGATTAAATCATCATCTTCAATCTCATTGAGATTCACGGTTGACAACTGACACATTGTAACATTCATAGCGTTGAGTTTATCACATGTAAGAAATATACGCAATTTATTTTAACCATTTCTTTCTTTACCTCATATTTATTTATGCTCAATGAAAAGGAATATCTCTCCTCCTAATTCCATACACAAAATTGAAAAGAATAAACACAATATTATCAAACTATGTTAGCCCAAAATGTATTTAATCCCGAAAAGGAAATCGTCGGAAGTGTGTTCCACCTATTCTACATGGACCTCAACACAGTTACTCTATTCGACCGGAACCTTAACATTCCGATAATGTGGGGGTCGAAGACCGTCGTCGTTAACACCCTTAAAAACATCTACGAGAAAATGAAAGTGAAAGCCACGATGAAAGTAGTTGTTTACTCGTATATTCTAGGGACAGAGGGGTTCCGCCGAATCCAAACTTACAACGGGCCAATTGATGGCATTGGAAAGTATCTTATTCGATACTAATTGAGCATTATCTTGACCGCAATGAAGTCGTATTGGTCGGGGTCATAGCCTTCTACCTCAAACTTTAATTCCACTTCCTCCTCATCAAGGCTGACATAGACAAGCTGTTTGTTCTTGAAATCGAAAATACCGTGTATCACATAAACGGTTGGTTGTAACGCTTTTAGAACAAGGTCTTTCTTCTGTTTATCGCTCATATGATACACGGCACACGGGTTAAACGATGGTCGAGACTTCCGTTTTAATTCCAACCAAGGGCGTGGGAGTCAGCGTCAGAGTGACAGGCGTGGGAGCAGTCTTCACAGATACAATTTGAACCAGCTTATCGGCATTGTCAACGAGATTGATTTTCTCGGCACGAGCTTTGTCCAACGTAAGCTGTGTTACGGGAACCATTGAAAACACTTTCTGCGGGCGACCCTTTTCGCCGGGGATGCAACCGATTTCCACCACTTCACCAGCTTCAATCTTTTTCGCTAATCGAACTCGAAGTGTAATCTCGATGAACTTGGGGTTGAGACGATGGAGTTCCTTGATGGAAAATAACGAAGCCGTGGGCCACGTTACAACTTGGTTGGTTTTGTTCTTTTTTTGTTTCATATGTTTAACTAGAATTTCTTTTCTCGGGTAAGACGTTTGTATCATAGCACATGACATATAATATGTCAAGCATTATTCTAACCCTGCTTTGTTAAAAAAAGTCCGTTGATAGTCTTAGCTAAGTCAACTATACTATTAACATCGATGAATTGGGCGGTTTTCCCATACATCTTGCGAAATGCATTTCGATTCTGGTCCCTTGATTCATCAGCGGAATAGACCCTATTTGGAGTATCCTCAATATAATAACTCAGGATGTCAACCCCGAGCCGACGAATCTTGTCCACCTGTCCTTTAGTGTGACTCACACCTACATCCCCATAGTAAGACAATGGGATTCCAGTCTCGGGAGCAGCCATTGTAAAATACGGCTGTCCGTCCGAAAGGTTGAGGAAATAACGGTCTTCTTCGTCGGGAGTAATTCCTTCAAACAAATTCATTGTGGCACCAAAGGCCAATCCTTCGGGCGTGCATCCATTGGGAACAAGGTAGGGAAATAGAGTTCGGACCTTGTTGAACTTATCCACTTTGGAGTCGTATGCCAAAACCACATAAGGCAATTGAACTCCTCCCGAGATTTGCGTCGTTCGGAAAGAGACAGTCACATGAACGTTATCAATCATACTCGCCGCTTTGCAAATGGCAACCACAGCGGTCATTGTCTTATACCACTTTTGACCGTGCATTGAACTACTTGCATCAACGGTAATGTGGATGTTGGCATCGGGGTGACGCTCAATATGAGTCTTTTGAAACAAATCCTCAGAGTCAAATGCCGCCTCGTGGAGAATTCGGCGGTTGATTTTACCCGCTTTCTTACGGACAACTCGGATAGGATTGGTTTCCGCACGAATTTGGAGTTTTCGTCCAAGCTTTGTCCCGAGCAGGATACCCTTCTTAACGGCCTCTGCCACGTCCACCGGGGGCGTAGGAACGGTGTCCCCCATCTTCATGGCTCCTGACATAGGGAACATCCCATCGTCCGCCATAACGAGTTCCTTGCTCATTTTGTGGACAACTACGCAATCCACCTTAAAACAGGTGTCATTACCTGCCAAAGTGAGGGGGACATCCACCTGAACGATAACGATACCGTGCTTCTCAATT